CGGGGATGAGTGGATGCAGTATCGATACGGGATCATGCCCTTAGTCTATTCCTATCGTGACATTCAGAAAACACTGAAACGTCACTCTCAGGTTCGTGAAAGAGTGTCTACGTCGGTCGCTCCCCGTGATACTGGTATCCAGTTACCCGGGCCCACAAATACATATGTGGTGCAAGAGTATTCTGGAAACATTATCATACGGGGGTGTATCTTCGAAGACTTTCTCCTTGACGAAATCTCACGTCTTTCAGGCATTGGGTTCAACCCCTTAGTAACAGCTTGGGAGTTGATTCCTTACTCGTTTGTTATCGATTGGTTTGTCAATGTGGGCGATTATATCGCTCGCAAGACATCGATGTCTTTCGCTAAACAGACCTGGGCCTGCATTTCCCAACGCGGTAACTATACCAAATATACGTCAGTTCATTTGCCGCAGAGTACTCAAACAGTCTCTGTAGCGAACAAGCTGCCGACTAATTGGCATGGTCCAGCGCCCCCGAGTAACCCTCCTCTGGTTCAAACGAACCCGGAAGGCCGTTTCCCCATGAGAATGGAGGTAACGGATAGTTACTCTCGGACGGTGGTTGATATTCGCGATGCGCATCTGAAGCTCAACCCCTCTTTAAATTGGAGGAGATTTTGTGATTCAGGTGTGATGGCTGTTAACCTATTAAGAGGCTTCATGGCCTCTATAAGGAGGTAGTCAGAAATGACTGCTACTACTCTTTCGATTAAGAGCCAGGACAGCTCAGGTATAACCTATGCTGACCCTGCGAAACCGGATTGTCAAATCCGTTTCCGATTTAGCTCCGTCAACAAAACGTTGAATGGAGTTATTACTCCCAACTTAGCTACCGAGATTATCTTTACTGATAACAACTCGATAACCGTTGGGGGAGTATCTGCCCTAGACGCACTTTCAGTAAGACTCCGTATTTCCGGGAGTCTTGGCTCGAAGGCGCGCCTCCGTGACATCCTGACCTCCCTGGCAGCCCAAGCGGGCACCTGGGAGACTGAGAATGTGATGCAAGGCTTTCGTCCCACTACGGCGCCTGTACTCAATGACGCCCTTTAAACGAGGACGCCGAGTATGGCTACCCGTAATGAGAGGATAACTTGGATCACAAAGTCTCGATCAGAGATGTTAATCTTCATATTAGGGGTTTTGCTAATCGCAGTTTCAGCGATGTCGCAATGTCCCTACCCGAAAGTCTCGCTCTCGCGAGACTCAGGGCTAAATTTGAAGAACCAGCAACTGACCGTACCAACCAGCGTCGAACAGACGCCTGGGGAAGATGGATCAGTTGCGACGGAGGATTGTCCCTAACAGGGATTCTAGGTCCGCACTGGGCCAAAGCGCGTCTCTTGGTTCGTGAAATCTTAACCAATTTTCGGTTAGGACCGCTCACGTTCACTAATGGTTCTTCTTTCGAACCATTAGGTGACCGTCTCTCTATAGCTTGTAAGCTATCAGAGAAATGGACAATCACCCACGACTGTTTTGATCTCTTCGCCAAATATTCTTATTGGCATCGAGCATTAAAACATGCCGTCAAGAAGCGCTTTAGAAGCTACTGTTCACGCGAACATTACGATATGCGCAAGGTGAATCGTATTTTATGGAAACGTTACCGGAAGTATCCGGATAACGCTTACCAGATCTACAAATTCAAGTTGTGGTGTACCGTGGAGTTCGTTTATGGTAACAGATGGTCGACCGTTCCTAAGAATAATTTAAAGGATCGATCTATCTGTCTGGAACCATTGTGTAACATGCTTGTGCAGAGAGCTGTTGGGTTAGGGATCCGTCGTTGCTTGAAAGAGCAACTCGGGATCGATCTCGACAACCTTGCAGATGTGCATAGGTTTAGAATTAGCG